TCAAATACAGTTATTTTCATAAATTCTATCATATACTTTCTGAGCTTCTCGTCCAAACTCATTGTAATCATAATAATCTGGTGGTGCAAATCCTTTTCTATCAATACAATCCCCAATAGCATCCAATATTTGTCTGACCTTCCCCTGAAGAATCCATTTATCAATATCTGTTATATTATTTTCTAAAAAAATCCTGTCTCTATCACTTAAAATCATTTTCCTCTAATGCTGGCATTTCCTAAATAAAATTGTTTAAATAAACTATATCAATATAAAACAAAAAGTCCCAAATTTTGGGACTTTTGGGCTGCCGCAGACCGGACTTTCTAAGAAAACCCGGAAAGCCGCATAAATACTGTATTTCTGCTATTTTTCCTCTTCAAATTCCTCGAAAAAGGGGCAGAAAAGGGGCAAAATAATTACAATTCTTGTAACGCCGCCCTTTCCGTGGCACTTGTCCAGGAATGTTCGAAGCTGCTCAAGCCGGTGCCGCTGATCGCCCTGGAATAGATCCGCTGCCGGTCAGCTTCCGGAAAAAACGGCTTGAGCTTCTTCGCCCTTGATGGCTTTCTAAGCTCCCTGAGTGCCTTTCTCTCATGCGTCCTTGCCATCTCCACCGAACATCCCAGCTCCTCGCCTATCTGTTTGAGTGTGCGGCTCTGCTGGTACCGCATCCGGATAGTTTCCGCCTGTTTTTCCGGCAACGTGTCCACCGTTCCCCACAGTACCGCCCTCAGCTCTTCCTGCTCTACCCTGTCCAGTACATCCCCCTCAACGTCAGCCGATCCCGGCAGCAGATCACCCACCGTGCAGTCTTCATCCTCTCCCACGCTCATGTCAAGGCTCTGTATTCTGCCCGTGCTGGCACTTCTGGCAAGTTCTATGGTATTGCTCTGTATATCACCAAAATACCGCCGTAGCTGGTCATTTGCTGGCTTACAGCCGTATTCTTTCCGGTGATCGTCCACTATTTTTTCATACTGGTGAGCCTTTGCCCTGGCATGGGATGGAACACGAACCACAGAACTACAGTTCTCCACATATCTCCGCATCTGCTGCCGGATCCAGTAACCGGCATAGGTCATAAAAGCTATGCCCTCCTGCGGTTTATACTCATCTACCGCCCTGCAAAGCCCTATGTAACCCTCCTGTTTCAAGTCCTCGATGTCCTCAAATGCCTGGTAATTCTTTGCCACCAGTGCAATATATCCCCGGTTCTGCTCCCAGAGCCTCAGCATATTGCCTGGAACGTCCACGCCTGCCTGGATCCGTGCTACAAGCTGCTCGTTTGTCACGTTTTCTTCTCCCATCTTCGCCACCTCCGCATATAAAGAAAGCCCCGGAACTTCTGTCCGGAGCTGTTCTGCAGTTCTGATCGGCTTATAAACCGGCTGCCTCTCTCATAATCAAGTTGACGATATCGCCATAATCTGCACCAAGATAAGTGTCTGCCGCATCCCCGATCTCATGCCCATATGCTTCGCACAGCTTCACCAGGTCATTTTTTACTTCCGGCAACAGGTGCAGCGTTTTCGGGTATCCGTCTGCCAGCATATCAAACTTATTTCTGATCTGTTTGACCGCTCCTGACCCGTCCACGGCTTTTCCTTCCAGGAAGCTCTTGTTATTCTCCTTTGCGACTGCTGCCAATGCCAGGAGTGCAAGCCTGTTACCCTTGAACTTCTCCGCTACGCTTCCGATCAGCTCCAAAGGCAGTGCTTCCGGACTGTTTGCCAGGAGTCCAACGCACGGCATAAGCTCCGGATCCGCAACGTTAAGCGTCTGATCTAGGCTGTTCACGGTGTTTTCAAGGCTTTCAAGCTGAATCCTGATCGTGTCGCACGTTCCGGCGGTCTTTCTGACAAGATTCTCTCTTGCCGTCTGCGTCTGCTTCTCTTTATATTCTTTCGTGTATTCGATCTGTTTCTGTACTGCTGCCAGTGTCTCCGTATAATCTTTATATGCACTTACCAGTTTGCCCAGTTCGCTGAGTACGTCTGTTGAAATGTTCGCTACTTCTTTTACAAGCATATCGTTTGCCATAGTCTTTACCTTGTCCTTTCTGATCTGTAATATTGCCCCGGCACGGAAACAAAAAAAGCGTAGGAACAAACCGACTCTGCTTGAGTCCTGTTCATTCCCACGCTTGTTAAGCTTCCGTTTATGGCTCTGTGCCGTATAACCGGGGTACTTCTGCCCCTATTATAACGTACTCTGTGGCTCTGTACAAGCTTTTATTGTCTTGCCTGTGCCATTTTTCCAAGAGCTTCTTGCAGTACCTTAGAACAGCTTATGCCGTTCTGCTCTACGAAAGTGTTAAGCCATGCCGGAATTGTAAGGGTTTTCTTTACGGCATTACTGCCGTATTTTGCTGCGTATGCGTCCATATCCAGAGCAACCAGGCTGACAAACTGCCCCGGTTCGGCTGTTACGTCCTGGATCAGCGAAGCATGAGGCACCGGGTTGCCGTCTTCCAGCTCGGTCAGAACCCAACCACTCGCCGCATCTTCTGCCATGAATAAGGCTTCTGCCATGTCCTCGCCCTCGGTCACGCATCCCGGAAGGTCTGGAAACTCTACCGTATAGCCGCCGCTACCATCCTCAAAAGGTGTAAATAATGCCGGGTAAACTAATTTCATCTATCATCACTCCTTTTCTTGGGGAGGCTGGGGCTTTATGCCAGCCCCGCCTGTTTCAAGATTGATTTTACTGTTGTCGGGTTCAGGTCTTTCCCTGCGTGTCCTGGGACAGTTACCTTACCCGGTTTCGCTGGGTGCTTATACTGGTGATGTGATCCAACTTGTTTCACTTCATACCAACCATCAGCCCTCAGTATCTTGTCAATTTCTCTGTAACGCATATACACCTCCCTTACACTGTCTATTATAGTACGTGTTGCACGTATTGTCAAGGTATTTTATACTTATTATACGTATTATTTTATAAAAAAAGAAAGCAGCTTTTCCGGCTGCTCTCCTGTTTATTATTCGCTTTCCTGCGGCATCTTATCCGCTATGCCCTCTATTTCCACATAAGCCTTTTTATAACGTCCCTGCTGCCCTTTTGCGACCTTGCAGGAACGCATGACCGGTGACAGCATGGCAACGATCTGCTTCAACTCTTCCGGTTTCTCGTAGCTGATTTTTATTTTTGCACCCACTAGCCTCTCCTTTCCGGTTCTGGGATCTCCTGCCAGAACCTTGACATTTCTTAACATCCAAGGGTGTCGACCGTTTCGACTCCCCTATGTTTTTGAATGTCAGCATTTGTCAGCAATTTTTAGGGCTTCCTGCAAGGTGTCATTGTTCTGGTGACCCCTTTTGATGGTCTGACATTCCGGACAATCTCCGGACAATCCCGGCATGTCTCCACCATTTCTGCCAGCCCCTTTTGGGGCGTTAATTTGTTTACGCCCTGCTGCCGTCCGTCTGCCTCTGGTAACGGTTTCAGGAAGGGCAGCAGCTCTATTCGTGGTTTTGGAACGTTGCAACGCTGAGTCGGTGTTTTCCCTGGTCAGCATCCGCACGCCTGCCCTTTTCGTTTCGCTGGATCATACAGATCTGCTTTGCCATATCTACAGAAATGAAGTGTTCTATGATTCTTCCACCGTTTTCTAAATTTTTAGAAACCGTCATGTAGTCCTCATTTTCAGTAAAACCATATGTTGACATATTTTTAAACCAATCAGCATATTTACTTTTAATTTCCAGACCTGCGTGTAGATCTTCCAGGTTAAGGAAATACTGGCGGTACTGTCTGCCCTTTTCGTTTCGCTCCGGAACGTTGCGAACGCTCGTTATTGTTTCCGAACGCTCGCATTTCTCGACTTCCCTTCGACTTCAACAGCTGTCTGTTCATGCGTGTTACCGTGTTCACTAATTGCAATGTTGTTAAGTAACTCAATGATTGTATTGTACTGCTTTGACATTTCTGCCACACTCACAAGTGCTTTATATGCATATTCCGCTGCAATGTCGCTTCTTAACTTGTTTTCATCCCAAAAATACAGCTTGCTTCTGTCCGATGATTCTTCCTCAAACTCCATGTTAAGCTGATAAGCCATGTATTTTCCTCGTTCTGTCGCTCTCTCTGCCTCTCCCAAGGGGTCCTCAAACGCTCTCACCAGCTTCAGAAGCTCTTGTAATTTCTCTGTGTCTACGATCGTCTTACCCTTCATCATCTTTTTTTGTCCTTGCCCTTTCCGCCGCCCTGTGCTATTCTGGCAGCAGGACGGCTATTCTGTGTTTACTATTCCTTGTCCAACAGAACGTCCCCAGCGATGCAGAACGCTCCACTGCTGCCGATACAGCTTGTAAGGCGGCTGAGGTGTCCGCTAATGCCTTCGAGAGCGTCTGCAATTCGCTCAAGCTGTTCAATTTCCATTGCTTTCTCTGCTTGTTCCAGGCTGATCGTGCACTCTCCTGCGGTGTCCGCACCTTCTTTGATAATTTCCAGCGTTCTCACGCTTCCCTCTCGCTTCATCATGCTTTCTTCACTCCTTTTTCTAACTCTACGGTTCTGTAAGTAGCTTCCTTGAGCCACAACACATTCACAAGTTTATAGATCTTTTCCCACGCTTCCGGGTCTTCAATGTGCTGCAACATGACAAGCGTGCTGTCTTTGTGCTGTTCTGGTTTCTGCTTCGGCAGCAGTCTGCCAGAAAATGCGATCTGATACAGGCAGCGAATACTGCTTGCACTTCCCTGACTCATTGCCTTAAAAACCTACACTGTCATATCTACTGTTGAAGCCGGTTCTTTTCTGTTCTCCATATTGCCTCCCTGTGCTTATTCAAGTGCTTCATTTTCAGCCAAAACTTTGACCATTGTATAAACTTTCTTCCATGCCTCCTGATCTTCCAAATGCATCAGCATAACAAGCGTACGGTCTCTATATGACTCTGGTTCTGGCTGCTTGTCCGCAAACATCCCAGCAAATGCCACCAGGTACAAGCGTTCGACCTGATCCCAGCTCGCTTTGCTCATTGCTCTAAAAAGTTTTACCGTCATCTCTGTTGCTGGCATCGGTAACGGTGTTTCTCTGTTCTCCATGTTATCCTCCTTGTTCCGGTATCCTGTCCGGTTCTCTTTGTTCGTTCTTTGTTCGTTGCCCTTTTAGGGACTCAGAAAATGGATATAATGCTGCTACTCTTCCAACTGGCTTACCGGTACAAGCTTGAGCAGATCCGGTCTCCTGTTCTCCATAAGCTTTTTGACGCTTCGTGTTGAAACATTGTAAATCAAACTTGTGCAATGCTCGTCTGTATATGATGTATCTGCATAGAATCCGCAGCGTGCCATAGCCTGTTTAAATTCTTCGTGGTCAATGTCTGCAAGACGCTCGTCATTTTCCTTTGCAAGTCTTAACAAAATTCTGGAATCACCATAATACATATTAAAGCGTTTGATCGGCTTCAAGTTTCTGCTGATCCAGTTACGCAGCATAAACTGTCTGTCAACTCTTGTTAAAAATGTCATGTTTTCCCCTCTCTTTCTCCCCAAAGGGTAGTTTTGCTAGTTTTGCTATTCTGCTCTTTGGGGTAATTTTGTCAGTTTTGTCATTTTTGTCATTTTGACTTTTTTGGTATTTTTGGTATTTTGTCCCGTGTCCTTATTTCCTCTGCTCTTCTTTCCACTGGTAGTAAGCCGGGTTTATGTAAATCTGCTCACTGACTCTTCCACCTCTAGCCGGTTTCTCCTTTTTGATGGCAATATAGCCATGCTCAACCAGCACTTGTAAACCGGGTTCCATCTCTTCCACCGTTGAAAACTGCCGACATAATCGCAACAAGTCACGTTTTGTTATTGTTTTGTCACGTTTGTCACATTTGTCACGTGTCTCTATACGTGAAATTATGTATTTTGCGTCCTTTACGTCTTGTGGATCAGATAACCCCATCATGTCAAATGCCGCCATAGAGTGCTCAAGATAGTACTGACCTACTTTTATAGCTCCTGCCAGTGTTTCAGCTTCCAGAGGTACGTTCACAGCGTCCCATCCATACTTTACTATATGGAAGATGGCAGCTATACGCATGGTGTTGCCGTGAAGCTTCCCCGCCCATTCTTCTATCTGTTCCAGATCATCCGTTAAACGTCTCTCAATCTGCTGGTTGTATATCTCACTTTGTAAGTCTGCTTCCTCACTGAGGTGTATAGTTCTTTCAAAGTCCATTTCATTCGTCTTAAGCAGATCCTTAATCAAGTTGTTATAATCTTCCTTAAGAGCTTTATTTACTGGCTCTGTGCGGTATTTCCTGCTACCAACTAAAGAGTTGGGTATACTGTACAGGAATCTTGCAAGTAATCCCCTGCCAGAGAACTCTTTATTATCCATAATGTCACATATAACTTGAGGTTGTACCGCAAGTACAATAGTGATAAGTGGGTGCTTTAAGGTATTTCCCTGTCTGCCTATCCTTGCAGTAGAGTAGTATTCACCAGAATAACCTTTTAGAAAGATATCTATGTTTGTATGATCGTTGTATCTTCCTGCCATAGTACCGAAAATACCGCCCTCAGCCGATACAATACCAATTCTGTCGTCATTCTCTTTCATGGTACTTACAAGTGCTTCCGGTGTTACATCATCTACGATTAACTTTAATTCTTTTAATCCTTCTTCCTCCAACTTCCTCAGTTCTTCCTGACACTCCAGCAAATCACTCATAGTATATTCACTATCTTTCTTCTTGTAACTACCAGCTATTTTCCTGGAAATATTAGTTATTTGACCGGTTAAGATCTTCTTTTTTGTTTCGTTCTCTGATATCTCCGGCTGTCTGCGTTCGTTTTCTTCTTCCATGTATTCGAATACCGGTGCGGATACCATCTTAAGTGTTGGTGATTTCCTCTCTGATGGTCTCATAACTACCACCGCATAGAGGTTTACAGGTTCCTCCCAGTCCGGTTTTACCTGTATTTTATACTTACCTTGTACACATAAAGAGATAATTGCAATCACAAACGTTGCTACCATGTCAACAGAAACTTGTAATGATTCTGCTGTTGCTTGTATGTATGGGCGGATCTTATCCGGCAAGGCATCCACCGGGAACTCACACAGCTGTTTTTGTGTTCGCACCATAGGAGCAAAACTAGCAAAACTACTGTTTCCACCCTCTGTGACAGCGTGACAAACGTGACTTTCGTGACAAAACTCTCTGTTGTGCTCCGTTTCTTCCCGGTTCAATCGTTCTTGCTCTGCTGCAAGTTCTGCCTCTGCTGCCGCAAGTGCTTCTCTTTCTGCTCTAAGAGTTCGCTCTCTTTCCTCAAGCTCCGCTGCTTCTGCTTCAAGATCTCTGCTTTCTTCTGTCTCCATGCTTCCTCCTTCCTTTTTCTGCCGATCCAGTCCGCCAGACCCGTGAGATCCGGTCGGAAATAGTTACAATACGCACGGTCAACGGCTTCGTATTCTTCCGGCAGCAGCTCCCGTCTTAAGGTGTTGAAGATATCGCCGCCTTGATAACGTAAAATCGCCTCTGTACGCTCGAATACTTCCGGCGTCCACTCGTGCCGCTTGACTGCTGCCGTGATCCGCTCAATTTCCACTCGGATTTCCTGAGCCGTCATAAGTTTCACCGCCGTAAAAGCCTAAACTTCTTGCTACCTTCTGCGGACTGTATACTGGTACGTGCTTGCGTGCGTTCTTGTCCTGGAGCATTTTTCTAAACTGCCAGTAGTCCGTGAACGCCAGGAAATTGACACGCTTCAATGCTCCATCACCCAGCACGGTGTAATCTCCGTATCTGCCTCGCTCCTGTTCCAACTCTTTAACGATCATTCTGGCTGTTCGGTCTGAAATCTGGTAATGCTCGCAGATGCCCTTAATGGACGCTACCGGGTTGCCGTATGTGACTTTTAAAATTGTCATTTGCTTGTTCTCCTTTCTGTTATGCCTCTGTAAGGCTTTATTTTGACCTGCGAGGTGTTTGTCTATGCTACGTGTGTATTTCTGCGGTTTGCCCATGTAAGAAGCTTACAGGCTACCCAAAGCCACAAAAACGCCGCTATGACGATCATATCCGCTTCTTTCAGTACGGTATATTTGACCATCCAGCAGAAAGAACCTGCTGCCACTGCTGCCGATGCGATCCCCACAAGTGCCTCAATCAGTAATGCTCTTGCTTTCATGCTTTCACTCTCCTTTCTCTCGCTCTGTGTGCTGCTTCTTTTGCCTCTGACAGCTCTTTTAATTCCTGGTCGATGCTTTTAAGCTCTGCTTCATATTCCGGCAACCAGGACGCACCAGAGTGCAGCAGAATGTCCATTCTACGCTTACACAGTTGTGTGTATCTCAATACCTGCTGATCTGTCATGCTTCTGCTCCTTTCCGGTCTTAGACCTCACCCACGCACCGCCACAGTGCTTTTAGTGATTTAAAATCAACTTACTTTTTAAAAAAAATCGCTTCTTTATCGCTGAGTTTTGTTATTCCTAACAATTCACACAACATTGTTATTTCTCCGGCTTTAAATTCCTTTTTATTGCCAATTTTCAACGCAAATCCGTACTCGGAAAGTCCTAAATAATTAGCAACATACTTAAGTTTTAAGCCTTTTTCTTTGATAATATTTCTTAACTTTTCTGTATCTGTCATTGCTTCTCCTCCTTTCTGATGATTTTAAATCATCTGTTTAAACCTTATCACTTTGGTGATCATAAGTCAACTATTTTTTCTTTTTTTTACAAAAAAGATTGATTTTAAATCACTTTTTTGTTATGATAAGATGGGAAGAAAGGAAGGAAAATTTATGGCAAACATAGGAAAACGAATCAAAGCCAGGCGAGAAGAATTGGGAATGACGCAAGCGGAACTTGCGAAAAGATTGGGTTATAAAAGTAAAACCACTATCGCCAAAATAGAAAGCGGTGTAAATGATATCGTACAAAGTAAAGTGGTTTCTTTTGCTGAAGCTCTTAACACCACACCGGCTTATTTGATGGGATGGGAAGAAAAAGAAAGTTTAGGGAGTATATTATCAAAAAACCTTAAAATGTATCGGGAAACATTCGGGCTTTCTATATCGGTAGTTGCTTCTGCTCTCGACTCGTCTCCTGATTATGTAGAGGCATTAGAAAATAATACGTTGACACCAACCCCCGAGGAACTTCGAGCACTTGCAGATTTATATTGCATACCGGTTCAGGATTTTTGGAGCACTCAGGAAAAGGAACGCCCCAACCCTAAAGCCGAATATATTATGAATTTGCTATATGAAAACGGTTATGAGATACGAAAATGTTGGTACTTAGGTGACCCCGGTTATCATGTCCTAGATAAAAACAAAATGCTGGGCTATTTTGTTGACCCCGAAACCCTTAACACTTTTTTACATTCCGTAAATGATTTTGCTTTATACAACTTTGATAAAATGCTCTCTAATTTCAAAGCGAACGAGGTAACGCACATGCTTTTATCCGATCGGGACGAACCGGAAGCCCTGAACGCCGCCAATGACCGAGGGGCAACACCGGAAGAAAAGAAAAACGCTGATGATATTATGCACAATCCGGATGAATGGGAATAGCTGCGTACCCAAATCGAGTATACAGGTTTTCTTAAAAGCAAGGAACCCTGATCAGGATAAGTTCGTCATTGGTGAAGAAAACCACTTTTACTCAAAAATGAGTAAAACCGCTCCCCAAAATTGGAGAACAGTTCCATGCGTGCGTATCGTGTCAAGAAAGATGAGGTCGTGAAACACTACCCCATGCAGTAACAAACCGTTACCCCATGCAACCGGATCCACAGACGCTGAACGATTCGTTCACCGTTTCGCGGCGAAAAAGGCAAACGAAAAGAAGCCTTGTGTTGAGCGATACCAATGCCCACAAGACTTCTTAGATTGTTTCTTGGTTAATACGTCTTCACTGTATCACACTTAACTGAAAAAGGCAACAAAAAAGCCCCAGCCCTTCGGGCATAGGGTTGAAGCTTCTTTGATCGTTTGGGTTATGCACTATCACCAGAATAGTTTACTATAGCTCCATAGTTACGTCAACTAATTGTTGGTGTATGAACCTTTTTCCCTATGGATCGGACCGGCAGCAGTTGAAAAACACCGGAAAATGTCTTAAACTTCACTCACGCACCGCCACGCAAAGAGGAAGGAAGATGTTTTTATGTGGGTAGAGAAAACCAAAACAGGAAAGTACAAGTACACGGAGCGTTACACTGACTACATGACCGGGAAAATACGGCGTGTAAGCGTGACCATGGAGAAGAACAACCCCAGCACAAAGAAGCTTGCACGGCAGGCACTGCTGCGGATCATTGAAGAAAGACAGAACGAAGAACCGGAAGAAGTACAGCCGCTTACCCTCTGGCAGCTTGTGGAGCATTACAGAGCGTATCAGAAACAAAGTGTTAAGGAATCCACTTACCGCCGGAACTTCTACCAGTGCAAGGCACTGCTGGAGATCTTAGGGGCTGATGTGCTCGTTGAGAACCTGACCGCCAACTATATCAAAGAGCGGTTCTTGCAGACAGGGGAGGCTTTCAGCACACTGAATGAACGCAGAATAAGGCTCATTGCCCTGCTTAACTGGGGATATGAAAACGATTATATTACAGACGTTGCCTATCTCCGCAAGTTCAAACCGTTCAAGGATGCCACACACCGGGAAAAGATCCAGGATAAATACTTGGAATCTAAAGAGCTTACAACGCTGATCCGGGGTATTGAGATTAAAAAATGGCAGCAGCTTACCCGGTTTCTTGTTCTGTCCGGTCTCCGGATCGGTGAGGCTCTGGCTCTGACTGCTGCCGATCTGGATATGTATAACAAAGTCATTCATGTGAATAAGACTTATGATGCAAATAACAGAAGCGTGGGGACTCCAAAGACACTGTGCTCTATCCGGGATGTGTATATACAACCGGAGCTTGAGCCGATCTGCAGGGACTTGCTTTTGACTGCCAAGCTTGAAAGCATGGCGTATGGTGTCCGTACTCCGCTCTTGTTCTTTAACCGGAACGGCAACCATATAAACCCATTCAGTTACAATAAGTATCTGCGTGAACGATCTGAGAAGCTTATAGGGCGGCGGATCACTGCACACACACTCAGGCACACGCACGCATCTATGCTGCTTGCTTCCGGTGTGAACATTGAGACCATAGCACGGCGGCTCGGACATGAGAACAGCAAAGTTACCAGGGAAATTTATTTGCACGTGACGGAGAAGCTGACAGAGCGTGATAACGACCAGATCAGGCAGGCAAAAATCATCTGATTTTGAAGGGGCAGAAAAGGGGCAGGATTTTGCCGTTCTGTTCCGGCACAGAAAAACAAAAAACGACTGAAAACCTTGATTTTACAGGGTTTTTCAGTCGTTTTCCTATATATGCATATTGCAAAAAATGCCGCAGACCGGAATCGAACCGGTTAAAGTGCATTTATTACAAATGCAGTGTTTTTGAGACTTTGCGTAAAAAGCCGATAAACACTACATTTTATATATAAGTAAGTTGTACTAAAAGACACGTTTTTCACAATAATATAAAACTATGCAACACGAAATGCAACACGAATTTTAATTCCTTATACCCGCGTCACTTTCTTCAGATACACCCAGCCCGAGCCATTTTTCAGCCTGCCAAAACCGTTCTTCTCCTCGATAATCGCATAAGTTCCAGCTGGACACATCTGCACACGGCTGTAGGTTTTTCCCGGTCCCGTTCTGATCGGGACGTTGCTGCTTTTCGACTGCACCTTGTATGGCAGTTTGACAGATGCATAAACTTTCTTTCCAGCATCATTGTAGACATGATAACCGGCGTGCTGATCCGCACACTGCTTTGCCTTCTTCAACGTCTGAAACGCTCCGATCTGACTTTTTGCGTTCGCCCAGGTCTTGCGGACGCGATACCACGGCTTGGTGGTCGCCGGCAAAATATCGCCATTTTGTCCGGAAATGGATTTTTTGAATGCATCCCAGGTATACGTACCTGTATTGTATACATACGGATTCGGACAGATTTTCCCGGTCACATCATAGTGACGAATGACATGATCTGCAGGGATGTTGTACTTCTTCATCAGGTATCTGGTCAGCTCAATAGCAGACTGTACTGTTGCCCCTTCGAAATACCAGTCCTTGTCGGTTGCTCCAAGGCTTGCCGCATTCTTTTTTCGCACACACATCTCGATTCCGATACTGTTGGCATTTCTGCATTCTGGATGCTTATATCTACTCGCCCCACAATGCCAGGCAATATTCTGATCTTCCACGCACTGCCAGATTTCGCCGGCGAAACCAACAAAATAATGTGCAGATGCTCCACGATTGCCACCGCCATAGTATGCACAGTTCTCCTGTGCTCCGCCCAGTGCCCCAACATAATGGATCACGATATATTTGATCCTGGAAATATTGCCGGGATTGTAATTGTAATTTGAAAGCATACGGTTGATTTTGTTCATATCTTCTACCTGCCTTTCTTATTATATAAAAGAGGACGCTCACACGCCCTCTCCTGCTCCTTTTCTGTTTTCCTCCGGAAGCTCTTCTGTCATATCTTCCAAAAATTTCTGCACCCAGCGTTTGATTTTTGCCGGCACTGGCAATCCGCACAGTGTCATATTCTTCAACACGCTCACGATTTCATACAACACAAAAAGGATGCAGAAGAATTCACAGATTCCAAGCTTATGTATCCCAAGAAGTTCAATGTAATTTTGAGGAATCATAAACAATACATTGATATTCAGGATCACATCCACTGCCATAAGCAGGCACACTGACAGCAGCATGGCTGATTTGCGGATTGCCCCATCGATGCCCACGCAGGAATTAAACTTGTGCTCTTTGATTGCCCGGAGTATTCCAAGGATTGTGTCCAGTGTGACAGCAATCAATAAAATGCGGAAAAATGAATTGCCCGCAAGTAACATAATAATTTTGTTCATCATTTATGATCATCCTTTCTTTATCTGTTTTCTCCTGTAATTGCAAATACCGGACGGATGCCGTAGGTGCTGGTTGCTGCATCCTTGCTGGCGTCTCCATAGTAGGACACCAGCGTGAACTCTGTTGCGTTGGCATAATTCCGGAGCCAGTAATCCCCACCGGCATACCGTGCCTGCGGACTCATCCGGAACAGGCTAATCTGGCGGTTCTCTGATGTCTGCTTGTTGCTGTTGTCAGCCAGTATGTAGCATCCATACACCATAATCTCATTCATCGGGTCAACGGATATTTCCGTCCACGCACCATCCAGCAATGCATCTGGGATAGGTACCTCAGTAACCCCCTCTTGCGTCACACCAATTCTGGTGACTGTTTCGCCGATCCGCTCTGTTGTCGAAAACTGAACCTCGACCGCCGCCGGGAGCTTCACGCCCTGGATCCGCAGTGTCTGTCCATAATCCCACTGCCACAGGTCACTGACTGCCTGGCAGTAATGCTGCCCTGCATCTATGATTGCTGTTATCATGTATTTCTCACCTGCTTTCTGTAATTGATTGTTACGAAAATGTCAGCTTCAATGCCGCATGCACACCACATGGTGCATTGTTGACTGCGTTGGTTGTATTCGGCATCGTTGCGGCAATAGATACCATATTACGGTTGACAACGCCCCGGTAGGACGATGCCGCTACCAGCGTGGATGCATTGCCACCATAAATATAATTCCCATTCTGCCGGATCTGCAGTCCGGTTGCCGATGCTATGCTAACAGAACTGCAGCCGACAATCGGTGTCGATACCGGAATGCAGAACTGCACTTCCTTGCCTGCGGATGTCACATAGCCAGCCGTGAAACATTCAATATTTATGCTGTCGCCATTGGTCAGGATATTCATGTTTCCGACCACGTACCAGTATGATCCGCTGTAGACCAATTCCAGGACTGTATACTGCTCGATCAGTTCTGCCGGGATATTGCTGTTTTTATAGTAGATCGGTTTAGCTCCGGTAGCATTAACGTTCAGTGTTGGATTTGTGGCCGTGTTGGCGTAGTTGAAACGTACACAGACTCTTGCACCTGCAACCAGCTCAAAACCTGACAGGCTGACCGTTTTTGCCGCTGTTGATGCTGATGTATAGCAGTTTGCATAATTTCCAACTAATGTATTCACGTCTACTGCTATACCGTTGCAATTACAGTATGTCTTTCCGTTACTCGCAACACGCAACCTAGGCGTATTAATATAGCCATTGTTCAGATCTATAAGAAATCCACTGCTTGGAAATGATTCTCCAGAAGAACCGCTATAATTTCCGGATTTTAGTACACCTTTTTGGAATGTACCGAGATTATCACTGATAGCAACTATACCGTCATTTTCCAGATCTTTTGCATCTACAGTCTGTACATTTGACACGGAAAATGGGCTTGGTTCTGTATCAAGATCTTCCACCTGTTCGACTTGAATCCCAGAAACTATAAACAAAGCAGCTTCCATATAACCAAAACCTAATGCTATATATGGAAAATCTTTAACGCACGTGTATTTTATTGTTTTCCTTTCCCATTGCAAACCACAAAAAACATATTCACCTTTCTTAGATGCTAAGATATTTCCATTATACAAATGGCTACGTTCTTTGCTTTCCCATATCAAAAACTCAATTCCTCTGTTTTCTGATTCAGAAAGATAAGGACATCTTATATAAAAAGAAATCAGGTACTTTTTCCCAGGAATTAAGGTTATGAAACCATCATGTTTTTTACTGCTCCCTAAAATAAATCCATTTTTTGATTGCAAGATTTCTGTTGTTTCTCTTCCGTCAAGCCATAGTGCATTGGTCCCGGGAACGTTAGGTGCTTGTGCAAAAAATGATCCTCCACATTCTTTTACTTCTGTTGCTACCTTTACTTGATAGTCTTCAAAATATGAAAGCAATGTACTTCCCGTGATTGTTGCAAAATTATCATATCCAAGATTATATAAATTACTGTTTAATCCAAAAGTTAATTTATCTACGCTGATTGCACCTGCTGCTATCTTATCTGCACTGATTGCACCTGCCTTGATTTTTTCTGCTGTCACGCTGCCTGCTGCCAGTTCGCCTGTGGTAATGGCACCTGTTGCAATTTTATTTGCTGTGATGGTCTTTCCCGCAATTTCATTGGCAGTAATGGCACCTGCCACAATCTTATCTGCAGTTATGCTTCTCTTGGTCAGTACATCACCATCTATCGTATTTACATTCTGAGATACCAGTTCACCTGCATTATTGATTGCATAGATGATCGAATTCTTATCGCCACAGATGATCAGCCTTTCCACCGATAATGTACCGGCAGTGATTTTGTTGGCTGTCAGCTCCACTATTTTCGCATCGGTAATAGATCCGTCTGCAATTTGAGCAGAACCTACAACACCGACACCTATCATTGCAGTTGTAATACTTCCGTTTTTGATATTTGCAAGATCTATCTTTGCATAATTTGCATCTAACGAACCAAGAACCGCATTTACAGCCTCAAGTCTTCCGGTTATTATCACCTTGTAATCAGCTAAATTTCCGGAAATACTATCAATTCTGGCATTCGCTGTGTCCAGATCTTTTATATTTGCCTTATCTGTCTTAATAACTTTGATCTCTGCCTCGCCTGCCGTCAAACGCCCACTGATATTTGCATTTTCTGTTTTCAACTGTTCTATGTTTGCTTCTCCGGCTTCCAGTCTTTTGATGGTCAGATCTGCAAATTCACCATAACTCGCACTCATTTTATCGAATGTAGCTTTTGTTGCTTTCAAATCATCAAAGCTTGCCTTCTGTCCTATGATTTCTTTCGCTGCAACCAATTCTATGTTCAGCCGTTCAATCGCCTGTGCTGTTGGTCCTTTACTGCTACTTATGCTCCCGGATTCAATTTCCGTTTTTCCCTGACTTTCAATTTCTGTAATTAATCCACCATCATAATCCATCGACAGCTTCATAATCGGGATCTTAATTTTTCCTCCGTATTTATCGTGAATAGTAACGATATCTCCTATGTCAAGACGTGGATCTCCAAGAAAAGATACCAAAGCAGGCTGAAAAGTAAAATCTTTCAGCTGATTGCAAATTTTATCAAGGACGGGCTGCGTCATAACCGGATTCTCAATCTGTATTCCTACAGTGCCCACGCCGGAAAGTAATGTTACGGTTGCCGTATCGCACTGGATTCTGCCAAGCTTGAACAGACTTTCGCTTTTTTTCAGATCATCATAATATCTGGATGCAGATATTTCATAATCCGCCTGTTCATACCAACGAAGTTCAATTTCACCATTTCGATTAATGACACAATATTTTCCATAGAACTGTGCAACATACCCCAGGGCATCCTGCATGGTATATCCGTCGAATGGGTTTACATAATTCCCTTGTGTGATTTCATTGCCTTCGTCATCATACGTTGTTTCCGTTTCTTTCCAACGCTTCGGAATTTTGACACCGGACGGAAGATTATCAATGCTGCTTGCAAGCGGTACACCAGACATGTTGCTAATCTCTTTCAGCACTTCTTTTCCGTCTGCCGGGTATTCCAATTTACTTACATATGCTTTTGAAAACTTCACATACATCCTGTCATATGCACAAAAATTGATAATTCCGTCATCATTATTCACTTTTTCCGGTGTGAATTTTCCAAGGTCACAGTATATATACTCCGTGCCGGACAATACGCCGATCTGTAACGTTATTTCTTTACTTTCGAGAGAAATGGTTGTTGCTTCCATTTTGACTTGTACACTGGCTGCCACAGCTCCGCCGATACTGATATGAGCAGAATTGTTCGAGGCAGCATGAAGTGCAAAACTTTTGATACCCTCAAAAATATCTTTCCCCAGAACGACTCTTGCCTTAAATGTTCTGCTGTCCTGTTCTACTGCATTTTTGAATATTTCATTAACTTGAAGCATTTTGTACCTCCCTCCTGATAATTATTTTTCAATCAGGTTTACCGTGACACCTACATACCGTGGCTTCCCTCCGACATAGGTGTATACCGGACATGTAAGATCGCCTGCATACATATTTGCTGTAATGTTCTTTCCGGTCTTAGGGCTTCGGAAAGTTACATTGAAAAATGCTGGTTCAACAGCCGCTTCTACTGTTACCATCTGTGCATCTGTAAGCGGCAGAAACTCAATTTCCAACTTCCATTTCAGGGCTATAATATCGCCGGTCATTGTTCCATCTGCTCCACGCCCTGCATTTTTCGACCAGATCTTATTTCGTGAAATTTTCAGACCATTTAATTTCGGTTCCGGCATGGCAACACCGTCGATCGTGATGGATGCGACCATTTTTTGTCACCTCATTTCTTCAAAAAGTACCGCCCTTTCGGACGGTACCGGTTAAACCAATATCGGGCATACGCCTGTCGATTTTGTTCTGTGATTGATTTCTTCTACGACTACGTCTGTGACCTTTCGACCGCCAACGTAAATATTGAATGTAGGGGTAGACTGTGCTCCGTCAACCGCTTTCATCGCTGAAACAACTGCTGAATACACACCCGCTGCCACGGACGATACAATCTGGTTATTGTTCATAACAGCTGTATGGCCACCGATTGTTCCTACCAATTCCGGCCCCGCTTCTCTCGCTATGAACATTTGACCTGTTCCCGGTGATCCACCAGCTGCATACGCCGCTATATTATGCCAACGTCCGCCTGAATACAGACCGCCAGTAGCTTTTTGCGTTGGGTTATAAGTCACTCTGACTTTTCTAAGTGGATCAACAATATCTTGAACTTTCTGTTGGATTTCGTTCATGTTGGCAATTTGCACATGCAATGGTACTGTTCTGCTGGCTCCCCATGCATTTTGTACACTGTTTGCCAGACTCGATATGGAGTTTGATACATAAGCAACCAATCCAACTTTTTTTGACCTCTCTTTTAGCTTGTTCCATCCTGTTTTCACAGTATTGGCAAGTGTTTTTGCTTTTGTTTTTACTGTGGCAGTAACGGAAAGTGCTTTGTTTTTCGCATTTCCCCAGGATTTCTGTAATCCATTCCACAGTCCTGTTGCACCATCTTTAATAGCTGCACCGATTTCTAAGGTTTTTTTGCCTAATTTGTCCCAGCCTTCTTTAAAACCATTCCAAATATTCTTACAGATTTCTGCAATATTACCCGGAATTTTGGCAATACCTTGAAAAAGTCCTTCAATGCAAAATCCACCAAGCTTTGCAAATTCTGTTGATGGAGAATTAATACCAAACGCTTCTTTAAATGCACCTGTAATTGGTTTAAAAACATGTTCCACAAACCAATTTTTAACATTGTTAAGTGCATTTTTAATTCCTTCAAAAATACCTTGGATAAGATTTCCACCGCATTCGTCTTTTTTCTTGTTTATCCAATTTTTAATTTCTCCCGGAACATCTTTGAGTAACCCTGTAACAATACCAACTGCAAAGTCAACTCCTGATGCAGCCACCTCCAATATAGCTTTTGAAACTTTTTGTAAAATACCAGCCCAGTCAATCGCAACAAGCATTTTGACTACAGATTGTCCAACATTATTCCAATCAATGCTTTCCACTGCTTCACAAAATGTTGTCAACCAACCTTTCACCGTATCAGAAAACGTTTTCCCAATTAGTGACCAGTCTATATTTTTAATGGCACTGTCAACAGTTTGCCCTATGGATTTTCCCAGCTTACTCCAGTCAAAATTGGTCACAAAGGTAGAGGCTGTTCCTACCGCAGTATTCACGCCTTCTGCAATCGTCTTTCCTACAAGGTTCCAATCTGTCCCTTCCATGAAACCGTTCAAGAATGTTGCTACTGATTTTGCAATCTTATTGCAGGTCTTTTTGATGTCATCCCATGGGATATTTTCAAGGGCCGCATTAAGCTTCTGTCCGGCAATTTTTCCTATTTCCGTGAAATCTGCGTTTGCCCATGCATCCTTGATCATCTGGGCGAAATTTGCATATTTATTTGTAACTTCGTTCTCTTCGAAACTTCCGCCGTCACTTCCGGATGATCCACCGGAACTGCTTTTGCTGTCATCATCCAGCTTATTGATCTCATCAAACCCCATCAGGGATTTTTTGACCTTATCTGCCGCATTAGCTGCAGAATCACCGGTCTTGTCCAGACTGGCGGCATAATCTTTCTGCACCTTAGAGGCAGTAGTGTATGTCTTCTGTCCGGTAAGAGCTGCAAAGAACTGCCCAACAACATTGCATGCCTGCACCAGATAATTTATCAGCGTTGATAATGCCGGTGTGATCGTATTGAGAATCGGGGAAAATGCAGTCGCAAGGCTGTTTTTCAACTGCTGCAATCCGCCTGATAATTCTGAAAGATTTGCGTTTGTTTCGCTGTTCTTCTTTGCAAGGTTCTTGAAACCATCTACCAGGGCATTTCGAAGCTTGCTGAACAATACATACATACTTCGAATACCAAGACCGTATTTGAGTAATTTTCCAATTCCACCACTGAGAGCATTATTTCCTTGCTTGATTCCTCCGGCAAATTTCCGGATTCCTGGCAATCCGGTTGTGAACTTTTTAAGTAATGCCCCGAATGCACCGGATGCTGTTTTTATAGCGGGACCGACACCTTTCATAACAGCACTCATAGCTTTAAATGCTCTCGAGCCGATATATGCAGCACTGGACGCAACCTGACCGACAACCGGAATACTTTGGATTGCAGATACTGCCGCCGCCCGTGCCTTCCTGATACTTGCTGTCATGTCTTCAAATGCTGCTTGTGCTGTCGCTCCCATGGTCGCAAATACACTTCCGTCCGCAAGATGCGGTGTCTGGATATCTGTACCACTGTTCTCCATGTTCCTTCGTTCGGCATTGTATTCTCGCAGTCGGTTCGTAAGATCTGAAAGTGCAACTCCATCCCTCTGATATTGTTCAGACTCCTGCAAGTTGGAGCCATCCAGCAACATAGAACTTCTGAGGTCTTTGTATTCTTTCAATTTGTTCCGCATGATAGACAGCTGGTTTGTGTTCTCACGGTACTGATCCGTCGGTATCATTGCTTTTCCGTTATCCTCAAGGTCTTTCATTTCACCTTTTAGATATTTCATTTCCGTTTCAACTTCTTTGATTTGCTCCGTCAGACCAGTCATTGCACCACCGTCGCCAGGCTTAAATCCGAGATCCAACCATTCTCTTTGCTTCGCAATTAACTTCTCCAGTCTTGCCTGTGCATCATCATAATGAGCCTTCACTTCGCTGTAATCAGCACTCGGAACCGTCGCTTTTCCTGCTGCCTCTAATGCCTTCTGCTTTTCTTCCAGCTTTGCGTAAGCGGATTCGGTCTTTGCAATATTGGCTTCTAGGTCTTTAAACTCCTGTGTTGGCACAAAACGCTTGCTCGCATCCATGCTGTTCATTTTCTGGATCAGTTTTTCCTGCTCCATCTCTGTTTTTGCAATAGTATTGCATAACTGTTCATATTCTGGATTGTATACACGGATGCCTGCTGCGACCTGTGCTTCCCTGACATAGTCTCTTATCTGTCCGGTAGCCTGCTTCCAGATCGTACCATTGACCATATCTTTCCAGGAACTTTTTATAAGGTTCTGCATATTTTGAATCATTTGCATATTTTCGCTCATTGTCTGGCGAACTGGTTCCTGAGTTTCATTCATGCTGTTGTTGATATCTGCGGCTGTACTTCTGACAATATCTTCTGTCTCTTTTGCCGACTGTCTCAGATCATCATTCTGAAACACTGGTTGTGACTGCTGCACCGCATCCTGCATATTCTTAATAGCTTTTACGGAACTGTCCGTATTCAATGCATCTTCCGGTGTTTGCAACTCACTCAGGCTCTTTTTAACGTTTCTCATCGCCTCCGACAGTTCGGCACTTGCCGCACTGCCAGGTGTTTCGATTTTTGATGTGCTGGTGTTCATCTGAGAAACTGTGTTATTCACAACGCTTGTAGCTTCTCTCATTGCCTGTTTCAGTTTTGCGTTGTTTGCCTCAATGATGACTTTCATTCTGTGCAGTGTATCACTCAATGTTCACACCTCCTTCCCTTTTCACTATTTCTTATTGATGTCTTCGTCTGTTGAACTCTGCGGCATATAAGCGGCGGTTTTCGGCAGCTGTTACAACCTGTTCTTCTTGCTTGCTTTCCTCGAACTGTTCTCGTTCTTCCCTGAACAGTTCCGGGTAGAAGTCCCATGGTTTGCGTGCTTTGTTTTCTGAATTCAAATACCTGCCGATATGCTCTGCGATGCTTTCCGCTTGTATGAACTGCTGCAGGATCTTAATCTTTGCACGCCGTCCATAACTCCGAATGCAGTCGTGGACTTCCGGGATAGACATATTCCAGAAGTCCTGCACCTTGATTCCTGCATCCAATGCATCTTCGTATAGTTTCCAGATTTCTTCGGTGACTGTTTCTGTTACAGGATCACATCTGCCTGATCCAGATCTTTCATCAGGCTCTCTGCCATCGCCGGCGTAAAAAAACCGGATACCGCCATAGTCGGCATAATTACTTTTGCCATGAAATCAAACTGATTGCCGCCTTCTTCCAGCCACTTGTCGTACAGCTTTGTTACTTTGTCGAACGTTGTACCGTGTTCCCATGGCTCGATAGCTGCCTGGGCAATCGTCAGCATAACACCAAGCGGCGGAATATCATTCGCCGTTACCAGCGTCATAATATTGGTACGGTATTTGTTTTCCAGTTTTGTGATCATACCGGTATTAAGTTTCATTTTGTGCTGTACACCTGCCACTTCCCAGTAATGAAATGGTGGTCTTTTTTTCTTTGCTTCTTCGATAGATGTTACTTTTTCTGTTTCTTCTTTCTGGAATTCTTCATCCAGTCCTTCTAATCTTTCCATTGATCGCCCCTCCTTATGACGGATCTGTAACTTTCAGATCACTGCAGATTGTCATCTTTGTTTCTACTTCAACAACTCCGTTCACACCGCCGCCCGTACGTTTTACAGACACTTCTGCGTCATATTCCGTGGTTGTGCCATCACTTAATGTTTCCTTGAAGCTAAGTACATCCCCATTTTCCTGTGCCTGTCTCAGGACACGATATGTACTGGTCGCACTCTTATTTTCATACTTGAATTTGTATGTCATGTCACCAAGATCACCAATACCGTTCTCGTACTGCTTGTTTTTATCTTTCAGGCCGGTGTTTTCTACTTTTTCCGGTTCAATGCCACAGTCTGGAATTTCTTTCAGTCCCTGAAGTTCTTTATAAGCATCAGATGCATCGCTTTTTTTCTTGTATTCAAGTTTTGCTCCATTTGCCAGCATATTCTTCACGCTCCTTTTCTAGTTCGGCCAGAATACTTCTTCTGACCCCATATCAATGATTGCTTCATATCTCATTACTTTATGTTTCAACCCAGATGGATCCGGGGTGTCCTGACACAGGGTACGCACCAGCCCAAGTGCTGCCAGTGCCTTGTCTACCTTGAGTGCAGATTCGGACGTAGAGCGGTTATGCCAGATATCTACACGATATCGTACATAGCTCTTTTCCTCTCCCTGTGCGGTATGTTCATATACCTTGTTATCTTCTTCGGTGTACTGCACTGCTGGAAGCTCTGCCCAGTCTTTTGGGTACTGGTCCGTTACATTCCCGAACGCTCCGACAAGTGCGGAATAGATCTGATCTTTTACGTTTTTCATAAATTCTTTTCGATTGCCTCCTCAAAATAATGTGCAATTTCCAGTTCATTGTTTTTTAGTGCCGGATATAAAAATGGTTGTGCAGCCTGTCCGGTACACTGGTAGAATCGGCCGTCCGGCGTATCCACATAAAACCACTTATACTTTTCGGCCGTCTTCCGCCCGATCATGCTTTCGTGGATCCACCAGGGCGACTGTACATAGGCATAGGCAACATCCGGTGATATCCCTGCGTGTTGCTTCTGACCTTTGGGGCCTGTACCAAATTCCACATATTGTGCATACTTTTTGTTGGTGTAACAGATGCCTACAATCTTTTCGCTGCTGGTTTCTATCGCCGTGTATATACTCCCTCTCAATTCCCCATCATTTACCGGGCATCTTGTTTTCGCCTCAGCCTGCACTGTTTTGATACTTTTTGATACCGCATCATACATATTCACTGCTGCCGTTTTTTGAAACGCATCCGTAATTTCTTTTTTACCGATGATCACAGTTTTTCCACCTCCAGCGTAAGATAGGTGTAAGGATAAATGGCAACGACCTTATAATCCGGATCATTGCCGCCGTTTACAGAAATACCGTCATTTACAGATACCGTCATACCTTCCTGAAACCGATATGACGGTTTGCCATTCTTGCCCGGTACTTCCGCATATTTCCCGTCAATCCTCAGGTTTCGGATAAGTGGAAGCCTGCTGCCATACATTTCTGCCTGTACTTTTCCACCGGCTGTCCACATTTCCGCCCGAAAACAAGAAGGCGGAGCATATTCTGTATATGTTCCACCCTCTGCATCTTTTTTCTGCACCACCTGGAAATGTTTGAATTCTCGAAGCCTATTCCTTTTCAGCCTCATAGGCCACACCCCCTACACGTGCCAGCCGATACCGGTTCAGCACATCATAGATTCGCTTTGGTGCATTATCGAAGTTGTAAGATTCCCCTGCACCGGTTCTTGAAGATTCCCCCTCTGTTCCCATGCGGTTGATAGCGATCACGGCAAGATCACGCACCGTTTTCTTAAGTTCCGGGATCATCTTCTTTCGTCCGGTATACGCCAGCACCCAGTCTGTTGCATCTTCCAGGACAACTTCCACCAGCTCTTCATCTCTTTCGCCAGTCAGAATTTTGATTCTCTCAAAATCAGTCACTTAAACCACTTCCTTCAGAGCCGTCAAGAGCTCTTCTTTCGTAAGGCTTGAATAACCTTCCAAGCCTTTCTCTTTCGCCAGTACTTTCAACTGGTTTACCGTCATTGTATCCAGATTCACACCAAAAACAGACACTTTTGACCCATCCGCAAAAGGTTCCATTTCACGAAACCCGTCTGCTTTTAATTTTGCGATCATTGCCTCTGTATTGGCAATCCGCTCAACATTTTCTCTAATCAGTCTCATCTGTCATACCCTCCTAGGCGTTTGCATCTTTGATGTTCACAAACACGCTGTCCAGTTTGTTGTCCAGAATCCACAGGTCATGATAACGGCGATAATCCATTGCCCATGCATTTGCATTCTGATTTGTCAACGGGTCAAAGATACGCATAATATCCTGTTTTGTAATTGCAATTGGTGTTGTTCTTGGAATTACCAGGAAATTGATATCTTTCGCCTTTGATCCTTTTGTATATCCGCCTGCTTCCTGACCTCCGGTTTTTCCATCGTATACAGTAATGGCAGTGTACATTCTGTTTGTAGGTGTTGGAATAATCGGAACGTTATCGATTCCTGGAACCGTGGTATTGATGCCGCCCTGCGAAAACGTAGTATCTCTGATTTTTCCTGCAAGTTCCAACTCCAGCTCCATCAGAAAGTCTGGTGTTGCATGAATTACAAGCGGACCGTTATAGCTTGAACGTACCGCTTTGATACCCTCTTTCACTTTTCTAAGTGCAGAAGTACCAGTTCCTCCTGGTGTATAGTTATACTCGACCATACCGGCTTTATTGGCTGTGATCACTTCTGAGGCAATCTTAGAGATACGGTAAGCATCAATCTCCGGGATAACCTGTGTTCTCTGAAATTCCGCCATAATTGCTGCCGCAGTCGGAATAAAATTGCTTTCATCCACATCCATCGGATCAATCTGGAATTTGCGTCCACGGTCCTGCGTCATTTTTCTGGTTTCATACTCCAGAGTTACGCTTCCCTGCTGGTAGCCATTGTCACGGTCATAATCTCCCATGCCCTGAACCGACATTTTCGGAATCTTAACCTCTGCACCACCGTTATATTTTACCTGTCCGGCGTTTGCATCCATCCAGCCGGTCACTGCATCCTGTACAGCGATTTTGTCGAGTTGCTGCTGAAAAATCGTAGCTGCTGCTAATGTGTTAATTGCCATTTATATCATCTTCCTTTCTGTTCTCAGAACCCTCTTGCCATGGCTGCCTCGATCTGTTCTTCAAGACTGTTTTCACCTTCCGGTGCTTTCTTTGGCGGCGTTCCACCTTTCAGGCGTTCATTTACTGCTGCTTCTACCGCTTCCTGAAATGCTTTTTCCACTGCACTGATAGAGTCATTACAAGTGTCTGCATCTGCATAATTCAATACTTCTGCCAGGCTTACCGGCAGTTTCTTTTCCGCCAGAGTATTCTTAGCTTCTGCCATCAGTTCTTTTCTTGTGATCACAGCCTCACGATCCGAAAGCTCTTTTTCTTTTTTCTGCTGCATGTACGCAGCTTTTTCCTCTTTGTTCATTTTTGCAAGCTTCTCTGCTTCAGAAAGTCTATCATCCGTAAGAGCCTGCCATTTCTGCTGTGCATTACTTACTGCCGTATCAATCGCTTTCTGCACGCGGCGATCAAATTCTGCCTGATTTCCTTCTCCTTTCAGGAAATCATCGAAGCTCATTGGCCCTGTGCCTGCTCCCGGCTCTCCCTCGCCACCTGTTCCGGATCCACCGCCATTGCTTCCTTCGCCAGCCCCAGCACCGTCTCCTTCTGCGAAAATTTGCAATCTCATTGGCACTTTGCAGTTGCATACAAAAAATCTGTTTTTCATCTTTCTATCCTTTCCGCCCAGCCTATCCGTTCTCACGTCCGGGCCATTCGTGTTCTATAGATCATCCTGCTTCTTTTATGTCTGGCAGAAAAAGACATAAAAATAAGACACATAGCCCTGTGCCTCAAAGGGAGATATCTGGATCACCGCCTTTCTACGGATAACCGTCTGCCGTTGAACTGTACCGTGTCGCCGATCTGTGCCACTTCATCGCCAATCTTCACCCCTTTCAACTCTGTGTGTCCGTCATTGTTCCGATATATGAACTTGATTGTCTTGTAGTTGATCCGGCTCGCCAGCCAGTTCGGTGCAAGCCTGTCTGCGTCTTTTGTGACGGTGTAATGCTGCTCACTCTTCATAGATAATATCCAGACCGTAGGCAGTTGCCGCTTCGTGCTCAATGCGACAACCTCTTGCCTCTTCCCAGCCTTTGCAGAAATAAGCAGCATGACAAAGGCTCATGTTTTCCAGTGATTTCGCAAGAAAACATAATGGAATCTGTACAACCCCACGTTCTTCCATAGATTTTCTACTATACCATTCATCCGTGAAAAGAGTATTTACAATTTCATATCCTTTTTCCTCTAAAACTGCAATTGCCTTTTCTCTGGTTGCCTTAATTTCTTCCTCGCTCTTCCCAGCCATTGGCTGTGATAACATTGCTTTCATTCGCTTATTCCTCCTCATGACATTTATTGTGCACTTTCTTGTACACATCTTCGTAAAGTTCCTGCTTATCACCGTTGTATGTATACTCTGCATAGATACCATCACCGCTCACCGTAGTAGATACAAGACACTTGTAATTCTGTAAAGTCTTGCAGCTCCATACTACGAATACGTTAGATAAGTCAATTGGCGGCGTTACCGGTGTATCGGCAAAACCATTCTTGTTGTACCAATCAACCAGTTTCTTTTTACAAACACTTTCAAAATGTGCCATTCCTGTAATAATCATGTTTTCATCCTCGCTTTCTTAATACAGTGTTGATTTATTTAATGCTTCCACCAGTTCCCTCTCACGCTCTGAAAGTTCATAACAGATGGTAACCTCCCCCTGCTTTCTGGCATTTTCTGCTGCCTGCTTTTCTGCGTTCTGCTTCCTGGCTGCCGCCTGGTCTGACAGCAGAAGCCCTGCCTCGTAAATCTCTTTTTTCATGGCTCTTTGGGCGTCCAGGCTTCGCACAAGCTGGCATTCTTCACGCCTTACCCTGAAATGTACGCCGTAGTGTGCCATTTTCTGCATCATGGCAGCGGTGACGATATGATCCGGATAATCATACTTTGACAATTTCCGTGTCTTTTCCTGCTTCAGCTTTTCCACTGTATCATTCACCAGCTTTGTCAGCTCCGGTGATGTCTCCGCTACCGTTTCCGGTTCGAAGCTGGTAATAAACGATGTCTTCACAGTTGCCCCGTTTTCGTACACGATCGTGCAGTCGCATATAATATGGTTCATTCTGTCCCAGGTAGTCTTGCCGGATAATGCCGTGAGTGACGGGGCAAACAAAAAGAACGGGATGCCCCGTTCCAGATAAAATTCACATATGTTTTTCAGGATGGAAAAAGGTGGGTTGTCCACCACCACACATCCCGGCGGATATTCGTCTTTTTCGTAATCGCCGCCCGGCCAGAATGGGCGAATCACGTTCTCAGGATCAATATTGTAACGTTTGCACACCCAGTCCTTTATGACTTCGTATATCTCCGATGGTGTATAGCAGTCGTCTGTCGTTTTCTTCGGTTTGAATTTCTCGACAAATTCTTCGTAAGTTTTGCTTTTTATGTTTCTCACCTCCCTGCAAAATGGGTACAAAAATACCACCGGCCTCTCGACTGGTGGTATCAAATTACATTTGTTGCAGTATCCACAATTTCTGTTCCTTTTTCGAATACTATTTTTATTTAATAAATTCCACTGTTTTTCCAACAAAATCCTCTTTTGCAACCGTTTTGCCATCGCTCTTAACATATTTCGCATACCATTCTCTATAGTTCATAGACGCTGGTACAAGATAGGTCTTCCCGGTTACCGGATCTCTTGCCCTTCTCTTCATTCCCTCCAACATATTTTCGCCTATGATAGCGATTGTTGTCGATCTGCACCATGGGTGCATGGGCGGGCAATTCTTTCCCGGCTGCTGATCTTTCACAAGGAATACTTTTCCGTCCAGCTCCCGGCAGATCTCCGATGTTCGAAGATCCAGTGTCGCAAGATACTGGTACTTATCAATTCCACATTCCTTGTATGATTCCATTTCGAGCTGGTTGGACAGATAACAGCTTTCTGTTCTGATCAGCCTTCTTGCCTTACTGGATCCACCGGCAAATTTTTTCGTCAGCATTTCTGCTGTCTCTCTTTCTGTTCTGCCTGTGATCAGATTCACGAGCAGGGCTTCTTTCACTTCCTGGGCAACTGCCCTGGTATTTCTCCAGACTCTCTCGGAGTAATTCATGCCAGACCACTTACTTTTCAATACCTTGTCAACTTGCTTTTGGTCGATATTGGAAAATGAAAATCCGAACCCGGTTCGTTGCTGAATGTCAAAAATTGACCGGTTATAAGCCTCTTCTGCCAGCTGGATATAATGAGCCGTTGTAATCGCCTGCTCCTGTTTATAGACCTGCTGCATGACAAGATCTATCTGCGTTTGCAGATCTTGTAACCTCTGTATGCGTGCCTGGTATGCCGGAGCTTCCAATTCTGCAAGCAGATCTGCAATCTCTTGCTTTTGGCTGCTACTCTGCAACCTCTGACGCAGTTCTTCGATAGAAGTGCGATCCCTCAATGTATTCAAAAGCTGTAATGCTTCTTTTTCCGTCAGATGGTGTTTCTCCACATACTTCTTGAAGATATCCTGCATTTCCCTGCTCAGGTACAAGGATGCTTTGGCATAGACTTTGGCTACCTGGTCAGCCGTTTCTTCTGCACTCTGCATATGTTCCCACATCCGCTGTGTTGTCCTTGCCTGCCAGTACTTCTCATTCTTTGTCATTTCCGTTTTCTACACCCTTTTGACCATCCGTATCATCTTCGGGAGAAAATGGCGTATTGGGCTGATTTCCGAACATTTCCTGCTGCCGTTTGACCGCCTCCTGTTCTTCCTCTTCGACTGCTTCCAGTTCACTTTCTACATCATCCACGAATGGCACCTGTGAAAGCAGTGTTTTGCGGCTGACTTTTCCCCACAGGTTAGAAACAATCTGTGAGATTTCCAGCAGATTTTTCGGCATCGCACGCGTGAATACCGGTACAATTCCAGCTGTATCAATGTGGGTCCCTGAACGTGTATTCAGGAAGTTTGCGAAGATCCGCAGCCTCTTTCTAAGTCCCTTCTTGTAATACCGGGTTTTGATTTTTGTGATATTTTCCATACCAAGCAGTTTAAATTCCATCGCCACACCACTTACATTGCCGCCAAAGCTTTCATCTGTCATACACGGAATGTGGGAAAATTTGTGGATGTCCTGCTCGATTGCCCTTTTCAGGATTTCTACGCCATTTTCATCGAACGTGCGTGTGAGATATTCTGCTCTCGCATCCGAAGGAAGTTCCAGAAGCTTTTCCTTTCGCAAGTGCTGCATGGCTTTCTCTCCAATACTCTGGTCTCCATCCTGGTCCATTTCCTCATCGGAAAGTAACGTGCCGTACAATGCAAGGATTGCGTCCACGAACTGCTCCTTGTCGGTCACACGGTCGCTCATCAGCACATTGTAAGCATCAATCAGCGGGATCTGTAACTCATAGTCACCCAACGCCAGCTTATTGTTCTGGTATTCGATCAGCGGCAATTCTCCCTTGAAATGTGCCTCTGGCTGCTCGATCAGAGCCTGTGGTTCTTGGATGTCCTGAATGTCCAGCACGTACTTGTAATTCTGTGTCAGTACAGTTGCAACATATGTAATGTTCGTGCGGTCTGTGGAGTCAATTCTGGCATAATAATAGACACCAAAAAGCTCGTTCTGCTCTATGGTGTCATCGTATACCAGGAATGTATTCTCAGGCGGCAGATTCTTGATCGTCAGTTCTGTTTCGCCCTGCTTGGTGTATATGTACTCGTACGCCCTGCCATATACAGACAGGTCAAGGCCGTTGTCACCGTCCACTTCATCCGCCCCGGCGTGTTCCAGGGCATCTGTAAGTGCTGCGATATCATCCGGGCTTTTGTAACTGACCGGATTGCCGATGAAATAACTGCTGGCTGTATCTGCGATGTCTTTTGCATGATTGCATACCAGCCTGTTTTCCCGGTCTTCGTCCAGAATCTTATGTCTGCCTTCGTAATAATTTTTCAGACCTTTCAGACGTTCATAACTTCTTCTATGTTTCATGATCAGATGCCTGATTGCCTGCTTGTCCGGATTTGTTTCATCCCACTTATCCGCAGGTATTGTAAAAACATGCATATTTTCTCACCGTCCTCTCTTAATGGAATCCCGCTTTTTGCTTACTCCGGATGATTGCTGTTTGATTATTCAAAATTGTGTATACAAAATAGCGTAATGCATCCATTGCGTGATCATGTTCTTTTACCGGTCTGTCTTCTCCATGTGCTGCTGCCGCTTCATCCCAGATATACGAGCCAAATTCCTGAATGGTATTTACACAGGAATCTGCAAATATGATTGCTTCCTGGTTCAGCTTCGTTCCTACAACACGAATGCCATCTTCTACGTTGTTCTTCGCTTTGACCACTTTGTATCCTCGCTTTCTCAACTCTGCAATGAATGATGCTGCAGATGGATCCACGATAATTCCCTTGATTTTCGTTTCTTCCAACCAGCTTTCCAGATCGTCTGCATACTCACTGTCTGTTTTCTGCTTCCCCTCTGTTCTGCCGGAATAATAATATTCCCGGATGCAGTACCAGACACCGTCTGTACCCTTGTTCCACAGCAGAAATACCGTTGCATTCTGCGTACCGTAGTCGCACGATACATAGCGGCCTGACGGCAGCAGGCGGTCACAGAACGATAGAATGTTTTTGATATGTTTCGTCTTGTCGAACATATCATAGATGATACCCTCAGCCATGCACCACAATCCAAGAATATACCTCTGATAGAATACGCCGGAATACATTCCCCGGTATCTGATTTTCACTTTTTCTGACAAGCTTAAGTTATCATCCATCGTGAAATGCAGATAGATCAGGTTTTTCTTTTCTTTCTGGTCAATCCAGTTTTGCTTGAACCAGTGATACGGGCCATCCGGATTACAGTTGAACCAGAATTTTGAACCATCCACGGAACATCGTCCGGTCGCCTGGTTGACGAAGGACTCCGGCATTAGTGCAACCTCGTCAAAAAACACACCGGCCAGGGTAATTCCCTGGATAAGATCCTGTGATCGTTCGTCTTTTCCACCGAATATGTAGAAATAGTTCTCGACGTCACCTTTCGAGATGACAACAAGATTATCTGCTCGGTGATCCGAAACACGATAACCTCTTGATTTCAACATTAATTTCAACCAGAACAAAACGTTTCGTCTGAAAGAACCGATTGTCTTACCGCACATGGCGAAGTTCTGCCCCTGAAAGCTGCTCATTGCCCACAGGACGAACGAAAGTGACATACTGACTGTTTTTCCCGAACGGATTGCTCCGTCCGCTATAATTCCGTCACAGTCCTTTACGGGCGATTCCTCTGTCCACCAGTTAAGAACCTGCCGCTGTTTCCTGGAAAACGGCTGGAAATGGAAATACTGCTTAGTTTTCTTCATCTGCCCAGTCCTCTGCGGCTGTTCCTTTCAGTGCCTCTAAGAATCCATCATCAGCGGCTTCTGTTTCGTCATCTGTCTGGGCTTTCGCCTTGATCAGATCCGTCTGAGCTTTCAGCTGCTCGATTCTCGCTTTCTGCTCTGCTTCATCCAGTTCTGTCCTCTGCCGTTCGTTCCAGCCCTTGAAATTGTTTCTCAGGCTGAACTGTGCACCATTTGCACCATCACGATCAAAAAGACGTTGCTCCGTGTATGCTTCCACCATACTCTTCGCACGCGTTATCGTGTCAACAAACTCTTTCTTAGCCTGGTAGTTAAGCAATGCCATTCTGCTTGTAAAACCCAGTGCAAGAGCCAATCCTGTCACGGTAGGCGGCCTGCTGTTTATCGTTATCGAATGACCGAATTTGTCCATTACCGGTTCTCCGTTGCCATCTCTCAGTATTTCACCTTCACATTCTTTGAAATATGCGTCGATCTTCTCTTCGATTTCTTCCTTGCATTTATATTTTGGTGGCCGTCCGACCGCCTTTTTCGTAGCCATTATGCCACCTCCTTGTTATTACTTTCGTTTCATTACCCGGTTCATAACTCGGTTTTTCCGTGCTGTTCTTCTGTATGCACTGTTATCTTTCAATCCTATACCAAGCTCATAATCCGGTCTGCTGTCTCTTTCCTTCTGATAAGCTTTTTCGGCTTTTTTATACTCTGCATTTGAAACAGCTTTTGTTGTGGCTCCGTTGGATTCTACTCTTTGCCGGAACTCTTTTGCAGACATATTCAGAGGCGTTGGCTCTGGTGTTCCGCTGATTCCCCTCTGGTAGTAATTCTGACCATCTTTGCTCGTGAAATAATATCTGGTTGTTTCACCGTTATGCATTACATCAAGCCCAGTTGTTTTCAGTCCGCTGCCAGAACCTCCGCCTAAATTGCTGTTGCTTCCACGTCCGCCCATATATCCTCCTTTTTTGTGCATAAAAAAGAGACCCATTTCTGAGTCTCTTTCAGCAAATATCCGGATTTCAACCGGAGCCTCCTCTATCAAGGCGTACTCACCCTATACGATCATTTGCCTCTTCTATTGTACCATTTGTCTGTTACACTTTCAACCATTCGTTTTTCTTTCGGTGTTAAATTTGCGGCACCTTTCGCCCCGTCATTTTCATTATGCAGATATCCGTGGTGCGTATGAGGTATCATGTTCTTATGTGGATGCATCAAGTCAATCTGCTTACTTCTTTTATTTTCTTCATCATAATACGTAATTGCAGATATGTTATCCCTGTTATCTATTGTCACGTATACTCGCCTATTTGTCATTGTTTCTATTGGAGTTTTTGACGACTTCGAATCATTATACCTGACAAATTTTATATTTCCAGATTCATGTAACGTCGTGTATTCCGTTCCATAGGCTTTTCCTTTAACGCTAACCCCACTAGAACTCCCTCTACCACCCATACCTTTCATTTTCTCCTTTTTCATCATCTCAAGAATATCGTTTTTTGATGTGTTGCTTTTTTCCATTCATTAAGCATTTCGTGATAATTTTTTTCAGCATTTTTTAAACTTTTGCTACTCTTTTCATTCAACTTATAAATTGCAACAACATTTCCATCCCTATAATGTACAACTTCAATTCTCTGTTTGATTGCCGTTGTCGGTCTTGTAACCTGAATCGGATTCCATTGATTATAAAAACGTACAGATAATTTATCAGAACCAGATTCAACGACTGCCTCCTGAAATTCTACGGCATTTCCATTCGTAAAAAAACCTGTTTTCCCTACTTTGGGTGAAAGTTCTGACAAATTATTAAACACCGTATTAGCATTGTTTTTTTTTAGATTTTCTAAAAACTTTGAAACACTCATCTTTCGCCCTAATGCCATTCCATTCGCTGCACCACTGGCAGCACCTCTACCACCCATTACATTTTGCCTCCTTGAATTTCTCCTGAAATGCCCGAATATGTACGATATTTCCCATACATTCTTCTGGTATATTTCCGTAAAAAATAATGGTCTCCGGTTCCAGTCTTCTTACCATCTCCCGATATCCCTGTATGAATAATTCCTTTGCTTTCTTGTTCTTCTGTGTTCCAACACTGGATACAGCTACTGTTCCATTTGTAGGTTCTCCGTCGAAGCACCATTCATAGCTATCCGGTGTGCTCCAGCTTATAGTTGGTATTACATCCACTCCGTTTTCCTGTAAATACGCTCCGATCCAGTGTTTTCGGTAATGGTTGTAGATTTGAATGATTTTCGGAAAATCTGTATACATAGAAAAATCCGGTGTCATTACATATCGGAACTGCTGTAAGATCGGCAGGTATCTGTTTGGCTGGTTCCAGAGACGATTGAACTGGTAGTCATCCAGGAAGAAATGTACGCCTTTCCCTGCCTTTTCCTTACATGTTCTGCAATAGTTGAATCCTATGAATTCACATTTTTCAAACTTTGTAGGTTCTAACAGCGGTATTCCATACTCTCCAACGCCCTCATAGATACGGTGCTGCAAATTCTCGTAACTCTGCATATTTCTTGCCATTCGTCTCACCTGCCTTTTGCTGTACACAAAAAGACACCCAGCATTGCCAGATGTCTTCTTGTGGAAAATGTAGTATTCTTTTTGAGAAAGGATTCTTATATGCCCCCATCAGGGAAATCGGAACAGAAGGACTCGAACCTTCGCCCTTGTCTACTCATGAGACTGCTCTCGCCGCTGAGCTATGTTCCGATGCTGCCAGGCTGTTGAGGCCCGGCAGCTGTTAAAATATACAATACAGAGGTAAATGTAACAACCATGTCAGCATCAGTTTTTCAACCAACCGATGATACCATTAAATCACGAAAGTACCCCCTCTTAGTTATCCACTTTTTAAAAATTTTATCTTTTTTGTGCCAGAAGGAAAAAAAAGTACCTTCTTGCCTCATAAAATTTCTTTCTCCCCATAGGCACATCCATGTATTCATACGGCACACCAGACGTCACATTCTTCAGAATCCACGGATATATTTCTGCATCCGCTTCCATCGCCGTCTGCTTGATCAGCTCCGTGTCACGCTTAAGCTGTGCGATCCGCAACGCCTTTTTCTCCGTTGGGTTGCTGCTCGACGTTCCTCTCGGCATCCCGTCCTGACTAAAACCGTCTATGCCATAGTTCCTGTCAATCTCCTGCTTTTTCTGCCAGTATTGCAAACAGAAGTATTTCAGCTCATTATATTTGTCTCTTGAGATATTATGATCGCTCAGCTTCATATCTCGCTTTCTGATCTCCACCGGCATCGCCTCCCCTCATGCATTTCCTTGCTATTATTTCCAGGATTTCACCGTCTTCATCATCGGTGTGTTCTATGTAATGTTCTATAATTTTGACTGATGCCAGTTTTGTCATCTTGCTCTTTACTGCGGCTGGTTCATGGAATCTTCTGGCTGCATCAGCATCAACACTCTGCTCCAGATGATCATAATGTGCTTTACGTTTTACATTTTTCTCTGCTGCTTTCATCGCTCATCTTCCCGCCCCTTTCATGAACCTGTCCAGCACAGACATTCTCCAGTCATATTCCATTCTTGCCTGGTAGCAGTCACAGCAATGTGTTTCTGTTGTTACATCACTGAATTCTTCGCTTCTTGTACATCTGCATACCCCATCCTCGCTATGGTATCTGCATGTGTCACACGTTCTGTCGTAATTCATTTTTTATTTCCCCTTCTGTAATGATTTCAAAAATTCTGCCAGTTCCATTTCACTGTTGGGATATTTGCTGTAAGCTTCTCTTACATTCCACTTAGGAACTCCATTTTTCTTTTCAGCCTCCGGACCTCCTACCAGATGGAAATAACAGTTTTCTCTTTCCGGAATGAGTTCATTGCCCGGAATGATATATGTTTCCGCGATCAATCTTGCCCCGTTGTCAAAATCGTACTTGTAATATTTACATCCAATATTCTCGTCTTCGTACCACAATCCCCATTCTTTGTATTTTCTGAGCCACGCTCTCCGCTGTTCATTATTTTTCAGCACTGGAAGCCCTGGCTGTTTCTCACCTTCGTGATACTGCAACGTTTTATGGTATATCGCCATGTTCTTTTCCTCCCTGTATAGCTTTGTTCAAATCTCTCAGACATTTCTCACATGTTCCATTCACCATCATCGAGCACGATCGGTATCCATCCTGGAACGTGGAAATCATTGCACGGTAACATTGTTCTATTTTCTGCCCTTCATACTGTTCGAAATATGGGCATTCTTCTGTCGGATATAAGTTGCCACCCCTGCACCAGTGTGCCTGCTCTCCTGGCTTATGACTGTCTGACCACAAATGCCTTTCCGGATAATGATCCGTGTATGGATCTGCCTGTGCCCTATGATCGTCATAACACCCTCCGTAGGGACATCGCTCCGACCAGTAGTAGAGGCAGTAATAACACAGGCAATCACTGCAAGTCACCATTCTACTCATCCTCCCTGTATGGCTTCGGCAGCGGCATCCAGGCATTGACGAACAGGTCATTTGCCAGACAGGTATCTTCGTCGAAGCAATCCCCCAGATACCATGCACCGCCTAATTCTTCATCACCCACGTATCTCCCAACCAATGGAAGAGAAAAATTTTCAAACGACATCAGCACATAATCATCATCTTCCGGCAATCTCTCCGTCACGGGGATCCATCCGGATTCCAAACATTTTCTTTGGTTTCTTAACTGTCTTGCTTTTGCCTCCGCTTCTTTTTCGCTTGTATACACACCAGGTGTATCCCAATCTACCCATTCGTCTGAATACTTGACTTGTTTTGCTGATACGTCCTGGACTACAAATCCGTTGACATAACAATCCCATTCAGGACGTTCAATCACATCAACCTCATAGATCAAATCACCTGGTTTACACGGCACAACAAACAATCTGCCCTCTTCCTCTGCGTCTTCGTATGTCCCTAATCTGCTTGCTACCTCCAGATCTGATGCGTTTACCACGTATTGCATTTTTACACTTCCATCTACAAAAATCCACTCATATGCGGTTGTTAATCTCTTCACTCTTCTTCCTCCAAATCCGATCTATTTCTTCCAGGACTGCCAGAACCGTCTTCTCTGCAAATCGTAGATGTCCGTATCGTTCTGCTATCTTTCTGGCATCCTCCACAAGACGTTCCCAGTATTCCTGTGCTGATACCGGTTCCTGGTATTTCAGCAGCAATCTCCAACAGTCAACCGTGATCTGGTAATGCTGCTGTTTTTCTGCTGCTGTCATGGCAGCTCCTCAATCCGGATATAGATCCCAGGGATACGTGCCCAGAACTTCTCGGCTATCTCTGAGGCTACCAGTGCATCATCTTCCCAGAATCCTACGGTTGTCATACAGTCTTTCAGCAGCTTCTGGAGATTGTCGGTATCCGGCTTTGTGATCCGGTATTCTCCGTCCTTATGTTTTTCACCTTGTGCAAAGCACCATTTCGTCATCAGCC